CTTTAAGAGCATTTGATTCATCTGAAACAGATAGAACAGGATGCTTAGAAATATTTGAGATGCCTCGTAAGAATGCTAATGGTGAGGTACCACGTGGTAGATATATCGCAGGTATTGACCCTATTGATTCTGATGCTGGTAACTCTTTATTTAGTATATTAGTTATGGATACTTTCACTGATAAGATGGTAGCTGAGTATACTGGTAGACCTAAGCTTGTTAATGATGCTTACGAGATAGCTTTGAGAACACTAAAGTTCTATAATGCAGAAGCTAACTACGAGAGTAACTTGAAAGGATTGTTTAGTTACTTTGATGCAAGAAATTGCTTACACTATCTATGTGATATACCTCAGATCCTTAGGGATATGGACATTGTTAAAGCTACTGGATTGTATGGTAACAAAGCCAAGGGTACACACGCTAATGCTAATGTAAATAGTTGGGGTAGACTACTTCAAGCAGAATGGATGAAGACAAGAGTTAGTCCTGAAGATGAAGAAGATCAGAGATTACATTTACACAGAGTTAGAAGTATCCCATATTTAGAAGAATGTATAGCATGGAATAGCGATGGTAACTTTGATAGGGTGTCTGCTGCTGGTATGTTATTTATTTTAAGGGAGGATAGATATAAAAGAACCAACTCAATTAGAGAGAATCAACACAAGCAACAAAAGAAATTATCTAACGATGCTTTCTTTAATAGAAATTTTAATAAATAGCTATTACTAAATAACAAAAAATATGAAATTTGTTTTAAATCGTTTGGAAAAAGAAACGAAATTTAGTATATTAGCGAGTTAATATAAAAAAATGATATGACTCCACGTATAAACAGTCTTATTTTACCAAGACAAAGGTTAGCTTACACAAAGAAAAATCAAGAATGGCGTAAAAATAATCTTGATTATGCTGATAGACATTCGTTTTATAACAATGAAAGGGTCAGAAAGAGTCTTCAAAATAAAATTATTAATCTAAATATGTACAATGGTATCATTGATATTAGAGATTTAACTAATGTAGTTAATCCACATCAAATTGATGCTAGCTTTGTACCAGATAATATACCTCATCACCCAATTATAGTTCCTAAAATTGATCTATTAGTTGGTGAAGAAATTAAAAGAAGATTTGACTGGTCAGTTATTGTTACTAATCCTGATGCAATTAGTAAAAAAGAAGAAGATAAAAAGACCTTCTTACAACAAAAGTTAACTGAGTTCTTTCAAGCTAGATATTCTGATGAAGAATTGAAAGCTAAGATGGATGAACTTAATAAGCATATGAAGTATTCTTGGCAAGATATTCGTGAGAAGACTGCTAGTCAGATACTTAAACATTATAGTCAAGAACAACGATTTGAGAGAACATTTAATGATGGTTTCAAAGATGCATTAATATTTGCAGAAGAGATTTATCAATGTGATATCATACATGACGAGCCTGTAATGATTAAACTTAATCCTTTGAAAGTACACTCTGTACGCGCGGGTAACTCAGATAGAATTGAAGATTCATCTATTATTATTATACAAGACCACTGGAGTCCTCATAAAATTGTAGATGTATATCATGATGAGTTAAAACCAGAAGATATTGATTATATCATGGAATATACTCAAACAGCTTCTAAAGGTTCATACTCTGATGATCAAAACAACCATGTATTGTTACGTGATGCTTTGAATACAGGTGTAGAGGGAATGTATGATACAATCTTTAACTTAGCTGAATTAAACGGTCACTTCTTTGGTTCTAACTATACAGATGATACAGGAAACATTCGTGTATTAAAAGTATTCTGGAAATCACTTAAACAGATCAAGAAAGTTAAGTATTATGATGAGTATGGTGAGGAGCAATACAAAATTGCATCTGAAGAATACATTGCTGATAAGAACTTAGGAGAAGAAGTAACTTCTATGTGGGTTAATGAATGGTGGGAAGGTGTTAAAGTAGGTAAAGATATTTATCTTAATATTAAACCACGAAAAGTTCAATACAACAAAGTTCACAACCCATCTATATGTAGTCCTGGTATTATTGGTCAGATTTATAATACAAATCAATCTAAAGCAGTGTCACTAGTTGATAGAATGAAAAACTATCAATATATGTATGATGTTATTTGGGATAGACTTAATAAAGCTATATCTACTAATTATGGTAAGATCTTTGAATTAGATTTAGCTAAAATTCCTGAAAACTGGGAAGTAGATAAATGGATGCACTTTGCTGTAGTTAATAAGATTGCAGTTATTGATTCATTCAAAGAAGGAAACCAAGGTGCCGCTACTGGTAAACTAGCTGGTAGTATGAATACTCAAGGCGGTCGTGTAATGGACATGGAAACAGGTTCTTACATTCAACAACATGTTCAGTTACTTGAATTTATTAAAGCTGAGATGGGTGAGATTGCTGGTGTAACTCAACAACGTCAAGGTCAAATTGAGAACAGAGAAACTGTTGGTGGTGTTGAAAGATCTGTTAATCAGTCATCACATATTACTGAGTATTGGTTCATGTTACATGAGCAAGCTAAGATTAGAGTAATGGAATGTTTCTTAGAAACAGCTAAGATTGCTTTAAAAGGTAAAAACAAAAAGGTACAATATCTATTAGATGATCAATCTATTCAAGCATTGAACATTGAGTCAGAAGAGTTTGCTGAGAATGATTATGGTGTTGTTATTACTACATCTTCAAGAACAATGGAACTTGAACAGATGATTAAACAAAACGCACAAGCATTCTTACAGAACGGTGGATCATTATCTACAATCATGGACATTTACTTTAGTCCATCATTAATGGATATGAGAAGACGTTTAGAAGAAGCAGAAGATCAAATGCATCAACGTCAATCAGAACAATCAGATCAAGCTAATAAGATTCAAGAAGCTAATAATAAAGCTACTATTGATTTAGAAAATAGAAAACTTGAATTAGAAGATATGAAGAATCAACGTGATAACCAAACCAAATATGATATTGCGTTATTACAGTCGGAAGATAGCATTACTGATTTAAATGGTGATGGTATTGAAGACCCATTAGAAAGAGAAAAATTTAATTTAGACATTGAGGAAAAAAGAAAATCATATATTCTTAAAATGAAAGAACTTGAGAATGATATGAAAAAACATAAAGACAATGTTGAATTAGAAAAGGAATCTCATAAGATAGCTAGAATGAAGAAGAACTAAAAAATAGCTATTACTAAATAAGCAAAAAGCAAACATTTTCTAATATTTGTTTGCTTTTTGTTTTAAAATATGTTATATTTGCAAACTTTACAAAATAGGGAGAAAATTATGGAAGAGAATGAAGATTTAATGTCAATCTTTGGTTCCAATATGGAATTAAATTTTGAAGGGTTCGACACTGGAGATAGTGACGACCCAATTGATGGTGCGGATGATGCATCAGCAGATGATGATACAATATTAAAAGATAATCCTATCGAGGGTGATAAAGATCCGGAAGGTGTAGATGGGGAAGAAGATGATAAAAGTGATGGTGATGATTCCGATGATGAATCTTCTCCCAATCTCTATTCTTCCATTTCAAATGTTCTTTTTGAACAAGGGGTCATTCCTTCACTTGAGTCTTCTGAAAATATTAAGACAGTTGATGATTTTACTAATGCTTTAAAGAAAGAGATTGATATTCAAACTCAAATTAGATTAGATGAATATTTATCTAATTTAGATCTAGAAAAAATTGCATTATCAAGACAATCACAACTGGAATTAGAAAGCATCGATGAAGATTATTTAAAAGATAATCTTGAAGTAGCTAAAGAAATTATTTATCGTGATTATCTTAATCAAGGACTATCTGAGGATAGAGCAAGAAAGATGTTACGTAAAACTATTGATTTAGGAGAAGATGTTATTATTGAAGATGCACTTGAGTCAAAAGAAAGTTTGAAATCATTTGAAGCTCGACAAGAAGCTTTAGAGAGAGAACGTTATCAAGAAAACGTTAAGTTCCAACGTGAACAACAAGAGCAAGTAGAGAACTCTATTAAGAATTATATTTTTAATTCTCAAGAAATTGTAAAGGGGTTACCTAATACAAAAGCTCTACAAGAAAAAGTATATAAAACAATGACTGAAGTTGTTTCTAAGAATCCACAAACTGGTGAACTAGAAAACAAATTTATGAAAGACCGTTCAGGTAATCCAATTGAGTTTGATACAAAAATGTATTACTTCTACGAATTAACAAACGGTTTTACTGACTTGGGTAAAATATCAACAACTGTAAACTCAAAAGCTGTTAAAAATTTAGAAAAAGCATTGAGAACAACTAAGTTTGAAGATAATGGAGCTCCAGGTTATTTATCAGATCCAAATAGTTATAGTGGGTTTGGTTCAGAACTTGTATTTTAAATAACAAAAACAAAAAATAAAAATTAATAATTAAATAATTAAATATGTCGTTAGGTAAGTTTGTAATGACCAAAGGTAAAGCTTGGTCAGGTTTGACTCTAAAAAATCACATTGGTGCAATTTTTGGAAGTCAGCCACAATTAGTTTCTCCATTAACAACTGTACTTTTGCAAAACTCAGGAATGAAAAACTTAGATACTACTTTATCTTTGTTTCCTGAAAAAGTATTGAATACAGCGGATGATTTCGTATGGAAAGTAGTAGGTAGTGATGAGAGAAACATTGCCCTTGTAGAAGCAAGATGGCAAGGTAGTGCTGTAACTTCAGGTACAACTGGAGTAGGTATTGCACGCGCAAAATTCCAATTAGTATTTGGAGAAAAATGGTTTACTAAAATGCATGTAATTGCAGGACCTCGTCCAGATGTTTACCAAATTAGAATCTTAGATGAGCCGTTTGAAGAAGGAACTAACTATGTTTACGATTGTGAAGTATGGGGTGGTCAAGAATCATTAGCTGGTATCCCTGGGGATGAGCTAGTTGGTGGTAACCGTTTCTCTATCGAGTCTGCTTATTCTGAAGATGAGTTGTCAATTCAAGGTGCTGGTATTCAATTTACTTCTCCTTACTTAATGAGAAATTCAGTTTCTACATTGCGTATGGAGCATAAAGTTTCTGGTGCTATGATTGATGCTAAAGTTGAGCCAGTTTATTTTGCTGGTATTGAAACAAGAGATCCTAACACAGGAAAAGTACACAAATCTGCTACTTGGATGCAAGAAGTTTACTGGCAGTTTGAAAAAGCGTTCTCTCGTATTAAATCACGTACTATTATGTTTGGTAAAACAAACCGTGATGAGAATGGACGTTTCTTGAACAAAGGTAATGCTAACATTGAAATCAAAGCTGGATCTGGTATCCGTGAGCAAATGGAAGTATCTAATACTATTACTTACAACCGATTCTCTATGCGTCTTTTAGAAGATGTATTGTCTGAGTTGTCTGAAGGTAAATTAGATTTTACTGAAAGAAAGTTCATGCTACGTACAGGTGAAAGAGGGGCTGCCCAATTTAACCGTGCTGCTACTGCTGCTGCTTCTGGTTGGAAAGCTATCTTTGATAACACAAACCAAAATGCTGTAAAACAAGTTTCTTCTAAATTTAGTGAGAATGCTTTTAAAGCTGGTTTCCAATTTACTGAGTGGGTTGCTCCTAATAACATTCACATTATGTTAGAAGTAGATCCTATGTATGATGATAAAGTTCGTAACAAAGTATTGCACCCTGATGGTGGGGTTGCTGAATCATACCGTTATGATATCTTGTATATCGGATCAATGGAAGAGCCAAATATTCAAAAAATTAAAGTAAGAGGAGATGATGAGTTACGTGGTTATATGGCTGGTATTCGTGATCCATTTAGTGGACGCCGAGGTGGCATAATGCAATTAATGGAAGACTCTGCAACAATGACTGCTATGTGTGGTACTGGTGCAATGGTTAAAGATCCATCTAGAACTGCAACATTGAAACCTTCATTGTTAGACTAAACTATATAGGCTTTTAAGGGATGTGCCATAAACATCCCTTATTTTTAAATTTAATTGGGAGAAATAATGGGAGAAAAATTAAAAGAAATAGAAAGTACTTTTACTTTACCTGAAAGAACGGTAACTGTAAAGTATATTAATAGAAAAAAAGGAATGGCTTCTAATGTTGGTGATGACCACGTTATTTCAGGAGGCATGTTGTCAGGATCAGTTAAAAGATTTCAAGTGCCATTATTAAGAAATGGATCACTTAAAAATGTTTTAACAAACGAAGAGAAAGAATTTTTAGAATCAAGAACAGGATTGAACCTTTCAATCTATGGTGAGTTTTGGAGTAATCACTTTGTTGCCTTATTTAAAGACGATAACAGATTAGATCTAAGTGATCCTATGGATTACCTTTCATATAAGATTTTAATGTCTTTAAAAGATGATATTGCACCTTCATGGAGTGAAAGAAATGTTAAACAAACTTATCAGTTTGTTGTTACTTCATCTGATGAAGAATTAACTGAAAAGAAACAAGGTCTTGATAACAAGAAAGAAGCATTCAAATTATATGGTAAGATTGAAGATGATAAAGAAAAACTAATTGGTATCTTAAAATTATTAACTAACAAACCTATTTCCAAAGATGCAACTTTGAAATGGTTACAAAGTCAAGTTGAAGAGTTTTTAGATAAGAAGCCAGAATCTTTTGTTGCAATGTTAAAAGATTCAAAATTAGAAACGAAATTATTAGTTCAAAGTGCTGAAGATAAAGGTGTCATAGTAAAAAGTGGTAATAAATATGCAACAAGTGATGGTCTAGATTTATGTGAAAACGGTCAGATTCCAACATTTGAAAATGCTATCGCTTACTTAGATAATCCAAAACATCAAGAAGTAAGAAGTCTTATTGAAGCTAAACTTTCAAGTAAAAAATAATTATGACTATAACTGAATTTAACAATGAATTTGATATTCATTATAATGCTATAGCTTCTAATAGTGCTCCAGGTTTAGATCCTTATGAAAAATCTGTATTCTTAACTAAAGCGCAATTAGAAATTATAAAAGATTATTATAATCCACTTGGTAATAAATATAAGAAAGGATTTGAAAATTCAGAAAAAAGAAGAACTGATTTAAAAGAATTAGTTATTAATCATAATTCAACGACAACAGTAACTTCTACTACTAGTGGTTTATCAAGTGATTCTAAATTTTTTGTTATACCAAATGATGTGTTTTTAATAGTTTATGAAACTGCAACTGTAACAACAGACGATTGTTTTGTTGATAAACAGGTAACAGTTGTTCCTAAAACACATGATGAATATAATATTCAAATAGACAACCCATTCAAGCAACCTCATAAAAATAAAATATGGAGATTAGACATATCTAAGATAGCAAGCAATAAAGTAGTAGAACTAATTAGTCCCTACGTTATTACAAAATATCAATTTAGATATATAAAATATCCAGCACCTATAATATTAGCTGATTTATCCGCTACCTTTCCTGGTGAAGGATTGAGCATTGATGGTATTACAATCCCACAAACATGTGCACTTGATCAAAGTATACATAGAGAAATATTAGATAGAGCTGTTGAGCTTGCATTGAGAGATTACAAACCTGCTAATCTTGAAAGTAAAATTCAATTAGATCAAAGAAATGAATAAATTAAAAAATTAAAAATTAAATAAATATGTTTGGACCAAATCAAGTTGGCGAATTAATTATTGGTAATAGTGCAGCTACTGATGCAACTGTACAAGCTTTTGTTACAACAGCCGCCGACAAATCAATTAGAGTGTATTCTGAAGATGGTACAGCAGCTGCGGCTGGTGTTCCTTTTTATGTAGTACAAAAAACTGCTGGCGATGCCGCAAAAGGATTAAATTATGAATTTTCTGATGTAGTAGATCCTAGAAATGTAGAAAAAGTTACTGTGAAAGCATATGCTGCTGAAGTACAAAAAGCTGTATCTGTTTCTGGATTTGCAACTGCAGGTTCTATTGTAGCTAATACTACTTATGAAGTAGAGATCAGATTATACAATGATGGTGGATCTTTATCTCCTGAGAACTTTGCAATTATTCAAGGTTTCTATGTAACAGGTGATTCAGTTGCTGCTGAAACTTCTTCTACTATTCGTGATGGTGTTTTATCTTCATTGAATAAAAATCTTATCAAACGAGGTAACTTTGAGTTTGTAACTGCTGCAGTTTCTACTACAGGATTTACAATCACTGGTAAAGCTCAAAACGTTGTTGCTGGTAAAATCATCGGTAAACAAATTGAATTTGATGTTCTTGCTAAGTCTTACCCTAATGCTTATAATGTAACCGTAATTACTCAAAACACTGGATATATTACAGCTACTGTTACAGCTACAGCTAACCCTGGATCTGGAACTGCTAAATCTGCAATCAACTACGAGTGGTTTGTTAAAGGTTACAAATATGAGGCGTATCGTCAAACTGGATATCCAGCTGACTTCAACACACCTTATTATGCAGCTGCTGCAGGTCTTTACAATACAATTCAAATTAAATATTTTGAACAACGTAAAGAAACTTCTGTTGAAAGACAATATAAAGTACTTACCATTATGGTAGATAAAGGTACTGATACACTTGCAAACAATGCTAATACAAATACTATTTTAACAAGTATTCGTACAGCTGTTAGTACATTTGCAACAGTACCTGCTAACTTAGCGGTAGTATAATTAATATAAAATAACCTAATATTAAGGGAGTAGAGTTCCAAACTCTCTCCCTTTTTTTATATATAAAAATATGATAACTATAAATAATTTTGAAATAATCAATGATGGATCACAACTAGCAATAGATGCTGAAACAACTGTAGGTTATAATATTGACTCTATTTTATTGTGGAATATGAATTCCTTTAAAGATTATGCATTATCATATAATCTTAATTATAAACTAGAACAAGTAAATAATAAAGAAGTTTTTATTGTTAATGCAACTGAATTAGGTATATTAAAATTTGAAGATATATATTTTATTGAACTACAATCTGATGCTCCAAGTGAAACTTGTCCAACATGTTTAATTCCAGCATTGGGTATAACATATAATATTTTACCGTACTATCAATGTATGCTAGATTATCTGTTAACCTCAGATATTAATGAATGTGCAACCTGTAATGATTTAGATGCAAAGAATCTTGTTGTAACAGTTAATTTATTAATTGATTCAATTGAGAAAGCTATAGATCTTGGATATTATTTACAAGCAATTGCAAATATAAATAAACTTAAAAAATTATGTGCATTGAAACCATGCACAAACTGTAGTACACCGACATGCACATCGTGCAGTCAATTTATACAAGTAATATAATGTTAGAAATAGATGAACAAAACCATACATCAGTATTAATTAGTTCTCTTGATAAAATTTATAATAAAGGAAAAATTAAAGGAAAATTAAAAGCTATTAATTTATATTTATTAAATGTCGTTTATAAGTTATTAGATGGATGTTGTTTAACATTATCTAATACAGAACGTAGAGCTTTAATGGATATTTACAGAAAGATATATTTTAATTCAGAGGATGTTTGTAAAATCACATCTATTCCAAAATATCAAATTCAACCAACTGTTAGATTTTTTCAAGCAGATGTTACAGACTGTAATAACTATCCTAAATTTGCGAATATTTATTACTGGCAAGAAGCAGAATATGCAACAACCTATGCAACTGTAAGAGCTGATGTATTAGATACAGCTTATTTAAATGGTAAGCTTTCTGATACTTACACTTCATTCCAAACAGGTAAAACAATACCATATACTAATATTGGTAGAATATGTTTCTTGGCTATGGAATCAGATGATAAAGATTTTACTGTAACTGATATATTAAATAATGTAGTAAATGATTCTTTTGATATAAGTTATATCGCAAGTTTGAATGCAACATTATTTGTAACTAAAAATGTATATTCTTATGGGGATATATTCTTTAAATTTACAAAATTATCTACAGGTACAGAAGGTAATTTTACAACACAATTTGATAATACATTTAATTAAAAATGACAAGTACACAATTAAAAACTCAGATAAACGCTGATGTTACAAATAAAACAGCTAACAATAGTATTACTCCTACAATATTAGGAAATAATCTAGAAGATATTGTTGATTATATTGATCAACAAGATGGAGTTGTTCCAAAACGATATAGAGCTTTAATAACACAAACTGGAACAGCTGCTCCTGTAGCAACTGTATTAGAAAATACATTAGGTGGCACACTTGTTTGGACAAGAGTTGGTGCTGGAGCATACAGAGCAACACTAACTGGTGCATTTCCAATTGCTAAATATTTTGCACCGATGCCAATGGATGGATTTGATGTTGATGCTAATGCTGGTGGTGGAGGTTCTGCATACCATTATTATAGAGGAACTGATAATTATGTTGATTTATTAGTAGGTGCAGATTCTCAATTAATTAATTCACCAGTAGAAATAACAGTTTATAATTAATAAATAAATAAAAATGGCACAAGATTATAATAATATTCCTGCTGGTTTAAGACTTTCTACCCAAATACCTCTAGATGTTAAATCATACATTGCTGACGAAGCTACATTAGCTTATTTAGGTACAGCAAATAATTTAGCATACACATATGTAGATGGAATGATAATCTATTGCATAGCAGAAAAAACAAAATATGTTTGGCGTGAAGTTGAAGCAGGTGAAGAAAATACTGGATTAGTTCCATTAGATTTTACATACCCTGCAAACTCAATTACATTTGGTATTAATTATTCAAGTAAAAAATATAACTTCTTCCCTATTCCAGGTGGAGTTGCTGTATTGAATGATTTAAATGATGTAACAATTGCTTCACTTGCAAATAATAACCTATTAGCATACAACTCAACTAGTTCTCAATGGGAGAATGAAACATATGCTTCATTAGGGTTACAAACAACAATAACTAATCCTGTTACAGGATATGGTACAACAAATAAAATTCCCAAGTATTTAAATGCTTCAGGAGCATTAGTAGATAGTAAATTAACAGATAATGGTACAATAATCAATTCGGATCTTCCAATTGATATTACAAGTCCTTCTGCATCATACTATACTCCACTTGGAGGTGAGTTACTAACAGTTTCTCAAAATACAGGTTGGGTATTAAATACAGGTTGGTCAGGTAATGTTACTTCTGGTTTTACACATTCAAGTGGTAGCGGTGTTTTTACTTTAACAAACAGCATAACTTCTTCAACTAATATATATTATCAATTAACACTTACTATTTCAAGTGCAGGGTCATTAACAGGTAGTATAACTGCTGCTTTTGCAGGAGTAAGTTTATATGCAGCTAATGTAGGTACTGTACAAATAGGACCAAAAGCTACAGGAGCTTCAACATTAGTTATAACTCCTACTAATGATTTTAATGGTACAGTACTTGTGTCATTAAAGATTATTAGTGCAACTTCTCCATTAAATAGATTAATGAATCCAAGCGGTATTGATGTTACATCTCGATTTGAAACAAGATCTTACACTGGTGATTTAAGATCATTATTTGTAGGTGTTGATGCAGGTCGTAGAGTAACTACAGGTGACTTTAATACATTCTTAGGCTATACTGCTGGAGCTAATGTTACTACTGGAAATAATAGTACTTTTGTTGGATATGGAGCAGGGAGAGATAATGTTATAGGAGTTCATAATACTTTTATTGGAAATGGTGCAGGTTTAATAAGTACTTCTTCATATAATACAGTTTTAGGAAGTCTTGCAGGGCATGGTTTAACTACTGCTCTTAATAATACCCTTATTGGTTTTAATGCAGGGGGTTCAATTAGTTCTGGGTCAGGTCATACATTTTTTGGTTATGGAAGTGGAGCTAATGTTACTGCAGATGCGTATAACACTTTTATGGGAACAAGTTCTGGTGCTAATTTAAATAGCGGAAGTGCAAATGTATTTTTAGGTTATGAAACTGGAAGATATATTGCAGATGGTATTACTTCATTAAGTGTTGCAAATAATAGTGTCATTATCGGAGCTTCATCAAAAGCTTTAGCAAATTCTCAAACTAATCAAATTGTAATAGGATATCAAACAACAGGTTTAGGTAGCAATAGTACAGTAATTGGAAATACTTCTACAAATCTTGCAACTATTTATGGTAAACTAGTTGTGCCTGCTGGTAATGCATCACGATCACAATTTAATCTTGCTGTTAGTGTTGCACCTACTACGCCTTCTGATGGTGATATTTGGTTAGAATCAAATACAAATACTGGATTGAAAATAAGAATTAATGGTTTTACAAAAACGATAACACTAGCTTAATAAAATAAAATAAAATGGCAACAATACAATGTAATGAGTTTTTAATATATCAACATATAAGAGTAGATACTGATAAAATTTTTTATATTGGTATTGGAAACAAAAAAAGACCTTATAGTAAAGTAGGAAGAAATAATTATTGGAACAAAATAACTAATAAAACAGATTATCATATTGAAATAATAAAAGATAATTTAACTTGGAAACAAGCACAAAAATTAGAAATTAGTTTAATTAAAAAATATGGTAGAGTTAATAATAAAACTGGAATTCTTTGTAATATGACAGATGGAGGTGAAGGTAGAAACAACTCAAAACATTCTAAACTAACATTACTAAAATTAAGAAATGCTAAATTAGGTAAAAAACTATCAAAATCTACAAAAAATATAATGTCTATTAATAGTTATAAATCTAAAAAAGTAATTGATTTATCTACAAATATTATATATTCTTCTGCAACAGAAGTGTCTAAAATATTTAATATTCCACAAGGAACGTTACGGCACTATTTATGTGGAACTAGAACAAATAAAACTAATTTTAAATATTTATAATGGCTACAATAACTTGTTTAGAAATAAACCAAACAATAAATGAATTGTTAATAGCTTTTCATGATTGTGTAAAAATAAAAAACTCAGATTTAACTAAATTAGTTGAATTAGTTGCTGCAGTAAATACTTGTGCTAATGGTGGTGCACACTATGACACAATGATACAAGAAGTATATGAACCACTTACTGATCAAGTGGTTTCATATGCTATCAATAGTTTTCATGCAATATCTGTAATGGTTATTATAGGTAGTGTAACACAAGTAATAAATAGCACAACTGTAACATTCCCAAAAGGTACGACATTAAATACAGAAGTAACAACTTTGAATCAAACATCTTATACATTTACAGTTAAAGCAGGTAGCACAGTTGTTGTTGAATATTTAATTGAAACAGTATAATGGCAAAGTTTGATAATTCAATAGGTATAACAATACCTACATTGCAGGAAGTTTCTGACGCAGGTAGCACTACAACAACTACAGTACATTTAGATGGAGGAGCATTATCTGATTCGATAAATGAACAGGCTTCATTTGCTCCAGCTTTAATATCAACTGTAAATAAAAATACTGGTTCTGGAGTTGAACTTGGCTCAACTGGATATTTAGCAATGACTTCTGATGGAGTTTCGTCAGTTACGTTTTTATCTGATAATATAACTCAAATAATAGAATTACAAGCTCCAAACAAACCTGCTGGCTCGTATACTTTAGCAACTACTTCTGATATTCCTTCAGTGACAGGCTTTGTACCTTACACAGGTGCAACGCAAGATGTTGACTTGGGCGAGTTTGAGATTAAGGCGGGACAGGTTGAGTTTGACCAAACACCAACAGGAACTTCGGGAGTTGGAATAATGCAATGGAATGATAGCGATGGCACAGTTAATTTAGGATTAAAGGGCGGCAACGTAACTTTGCAAATCGGTCAAGAGCAAGTTTTAAGAGTTGTAAATAAAACGGCTACAAACGTAAATTTATTAGAGGCAAACTACCAAGCGGTAAGGGTAACAGGTGCGCAAGGGCAACGATTGAAAGTTGATTTAGCACAAGCGACAAACGACAATCTAAGCGCAGAAACAATCGGTTTAGTTACTGAAACAATCAACAACAATCAAGAAGGATTTATTACTACAAGCGGACTTGTTAGGGGTATAAACACAACTGGAAGTTTACAAGGCGAAACTTGGGCGAATGGCGATATATTATATTTGAGTCCTACAACTGCGGGGAGGGTTACAAAAGTGAAACCTACTGCGCCAAATCATTTGGTAATAGTTGGGTATGTAGTACACGCTCACATAACCCAAGGGAGTATTTTTGTCAAAGTTGATAACGGCTACGAATTGGATGAACTGCATAACGTTAAAATTACAAGCGCAGCGAATAACAACGTATTGGCGTACACATCAGCAACTGACATTTGGGAGAATAAAACAGTTGAAACGGCTTTGGGGTTTACACCTGAAAACGTAGCAAACAAATCTACATCGACAAGTTTAGGCACAAGTAACACGCTTTACCCTACGCAAAATGCGGTTAAGGTTTACGCTGATACGAAATTCACTTTACCCTCACTCACAAGCGGCAGCGTATTATTTTCAAATGGCACGACAATAGCGCAAGACAATGCAAACTTTTTTTGGGATGACACGAATAATCGTTTAGGAATTGGAACGGCAACTCCTTTAAGAGCTTTTGAAGTATATGGATTAAATCCCGAAATGTCTACAAGAATACAAAGTACGGGTTTAGGTAAATTTTCATTTCTTACAAATACGGGTTTAGAATATGGATTTTTAAGTTTAAACGCATCGAGTGGTGAAATGAGAATGCATACGGGAGTGTCTTATTTTCCTACTTTCTATTCTAATAATTTAGAAAGGATGAGAATACCCACAACAGGCAACGTACTAATCAACACCACAACCGACGCAGGGTTTCGCTTAGATGTAAACGGCACGGCGAGGGTGAGTGATATAAGTTATCTTACTTTAGGTGCAAGGATTGGAACAACAACAACAGCGGCTGGTATATTTCCATCAGGAACATCAGGAAGGGAATCTTTAAATTTAAGAAGTAGTTTACTCCCGACAGATACAGGAAATGATATTGTAATTACAAATGGGCAAGGAGATGTTGGTAATACAAGTTCAATAAGAAGTTTATTAACTGTAGCAAGGTCTTTTGCGCCAACAAGTGGAACAGGTATTTATAATTTAATTCAAGTTAATCCTACCATCAACCAAACAGGTGGAGCAAATGGTATAACAAGAGGTTTATTTATTGATCCAACACTAACATCAGCTGCCAACTTTAGAGCAATAGAAACTACAAGAGGTAGTGTACTATTCCAAAGTGGTTCTACACCTTTACTATTTGTAAGTGAAAGTGGTAATGTTGGAATAGGAACAACAACTCCTGCTTATGGTTTAGACGTAAACGGTACGGCGAGGTTTGTAAGCGACATAAGAAGCACAACAGGTGTTTTTATCGGGACAACATCTACTTTTGCAGGAGTATTCCCAACAGGCACGGCAGGTAGAGAAAGTTTACTCATTAGAAGTAATTTACTTTCAACCGACGCAGGAACTGATATTGTTTTTAATAATGCTCAAGGAGATGTTGCAAATTTATCAGGCACAAGAAATTTAACTGATTTTTCACGTGGGTTTAATCCAACAAGCGGGAGCGGGGTTTATAATTTAATCAATATAAGACCTACAATAAATCAAGGAGTAGGTGCGGTTGGAATAACAAGGGGTATTTTTATTTCACCAACTTTAACTTCGGTTACTGATTTTAGAGCGATTGAAGTAGCAAATGGAGTTACTGTATTAGCAGCTTCAGTTGCTGCAAGAGCTTCGCTTAGAATACCAAGCGGAACGGCACCAACATCACCAACAAACGGAGATATTTGGTTTGATGGAACTGATTTAAAAATGAGAATAGGCGGAGTAACTAAAACATTTACATTAATATAAAAAAAATATGGCACAAATTCAACCGATTAACTTTCCCTTCACAGGGGAGGCGACACAACTAAAAGTTTTAATTCTTAACTTTGAAACGACTGCAACCACTTGCACAACTTACAACGAGTTACTAACTCAGGACGGTACAGTTTGTACCGCTTGGAACTACACCCTAAGCGATGACGAGTTTGCAGCATGGGGTACTGATAATACTTGGGTAGAGAACTGTGTAGCAATGGACAAAAACATAACTATACTAACATATTAGAAATGGCGGCAAAATTAAAAACAAATACATCAAGTTTTAAAGTAACCTTTAAAGTATCAAGACCTGGTGTTCATGCTAAAAGCAAAACATCAAAATTGAAACAATCAAAAAATTATAAAAAATTAAATAGAGGTCAAGGATGAAACTAAGTACACACTTATCTCTTGCTGAAGTTACAAGAAGTGAATCAGCAAAGAGAAATGGCATTAGCAACGAACCAACAGCAGAACATTTAGAAAATTTTAAAAAGTTAGCTGAGAAAGTATTTGAACCTATTAGAGAACATTTTAAAGCTCCTATTCATATATCTAGTGGGTATAGAAGTGCAGCTTTAAATAAAAAAATAGGTGGGTCATTTACATCACAACATTGTTCTGGTGAAGCTATTGACATTGATATGGATGGAACAGCTATTACTAATGCTCAAGTATTTAATTACATTAAAGACAACTTAGACTTTGATCAGTTAATTTGGGAATTTGGTACAGCATCTAATCCTGATTGGGTTCATGTTTCTTATGAGTCAACAGGTAAACAACGTAAACAAGTTTTAAAAGCATTTAAACAAGCTGGAAAAACAAGTTATGCACCGTATAAATAAAACTATAATTACATTAAAACACTTTAAATAAATATGCATCACTTAGATTTACGCGTACAACTGTTAGCAGGGTTTTCTTTATTCGTTGCAACTGCAACCAATGTTGAAACATTTTTAAGATTCTCTCTTTTAATTTTATCAATTGTATATACATCATATAAATTATATGATTCTTATATTGAAAAGAAAAAGAAATGTAAACTAAAAGATAATGAGTCAGAAGAAAATACTTTATGATAAAATACTTTAAACAATTATTAAATGCAGAGTCACCAGAAAGTTCAAAAAGATTAATTGGACTTATTGGTGCACTCTCATTAATAACAGCAATGTTTATATTTCACACAGATGTTTTAATTCAGAGTGTATTAATTCTATCAACTTCTTCACTTGGGTTTACTACATTAGAAAAACTAATACCTCTTTTTAAAAAATAAAATATGGAAAGTAATTTAAAACATTTAGGAACACTATATATAATTGTTATTTTATTAACAGCTTGTTTATTTATACAAAGAGGATGTTCAGACAAATCGGACAATACACAAATTGTTACTATTCCTGAAATAAAAGGAAAGTTTGATACAGTAGTTCCTAAAGAAATTGAATATAAAATAAAATATAAATATGTAACTCTTGCGGGTGATACAATAGTTACAGAAAATCCTATTAATGATTCATTGGTAAAACAATATGAAACATTAAAGGATAGTGTATCAAAATTTAAACTATTTGTTGATGCAACTAAAATAAGACAATATAACGAAGTATTTGAAGATAGTGTTATCAAGATATCAACTTACGCAGAAACTTCGGGAAAACTTCTTAAAATGGCTCCTAGCTATGTTATTAAAGAAAGAAAGCAATCTGTAAATGTAAAGCAAACTGTTTTTGCATTATATGCAGGTGGAAATGTATATAATACGTTACAACTTAATAACGGTGGTGTAGGTGCTAACTTATACATTCAAAACAAAAAAGGCGATCTATATAATGTAGGTTATGATATAAATAAAAACATTTATCTAGGCTATACTATTAGGATTTTTGATATTAAAAGATAGTCTAACTAAAAAAATTATAAAAAAGTTGTAAAAAAATTTGGAATTCTCAATTATTTGTTTTACCTTTGTATTAAATTATAAATAATTATATATGAATTTACAAGAAATAAAAGCTTTTTTAACTGCAAAACCAGGTTATTGTAAAGAAGGTAGTAAGAGATTAAGAGATCATCTAAGAAATAAAGGATTTGAAACTACCATTAATCTTTGCAAAGTAGCTTTAAAAGAATGTAGAGAAGAACTAAAATCAACTATTTACAAAACTAAAGCAAGAACTCCTAAAATATTAATATATGATATTGAAACTTCTCCTAATCTAGGATGGTTTTGGAGAGCTGGTTACAAACAAAACATTAGTCACGATCAAATAGTTAAAGAAAGAGGTATCATTTGTGTATCTTATAAATGGTTAGGTGAAGATGAAGTTTATAATCTAACTTGGGATAAAGA